CGCTAATTGCAATTTATAATCCCCAATCCACTCAACCCGTTTAGGTTTATTGGTCTGCTTAAAGTCAATGATAGCATCTTCACCCTTGTGTATTCCTACCATGTCAGTTTGGCCTGCGTAAAGACCTGGGTAATGTAACGTACATTCAATCCCGTAATATTCCGAAATATTACAAAGACCTTGTTCTATAATTCTAATGGCCATGTTGTGTGCTTGTAAACCAACTTGAGTTAGGTCCAGGTAACCTTCTTCTCCAATGTACCTCTCGAGAATCTTGTGCATTGCTGTGCCTCTAGAAGCTGCCTCTTCAGTAATTTTCAAAGCTGTGGCTTCACCTACTCGGTCACGCCATTTTTGCAAACTCTGAGCCTTCTCAGCGTCTTGTGTACCAGATAATATTGTAGTCACACTAGGTAATTTCTCGGAGCCCGCAACGTAATGACGTTCGCCATTAATCGCTTCTCTTATTGTTTTTGGGTAGACGTAACAATTATTGTGTTTCATTTATATCTCCATATCTTTCTCCAACTATTCTTAAAAAAGCTTTAGCCATTTCAGGTGTTATACTACATTTAGCACTATTATATGCCCAAGTCGTAAAAATTAAATTTTGAGGTGAATAACCTTTTGTAGATAATATTCTATCTGTAGAAATATTGGTCATAGTTCTTTTATATTCTCCAGGTTTATTTGTACCTATTGTAGTAGTCATTTCTACACCCGTTGCAGGACATTTCCTTCCATACGTAGCTTTTTGTTTTAACCAGTGATTATAAAATTCATCAAAATCTTTAAATTCATTAATTCTTATATATCTTTTTGATGATTTATTTATAGAATTCCATAATTTCACCATAAAACCTTTTTCTGTATTGTAATATATATTTTGTTTAAGTAACAAAATTTCTTTATTATCTTTTCTATATCCAACAGTATATATTTTTTGTCTTTTACTAATTTTTTCTTTATTTTTTAAATTGTATTCTTTTTGTTTTAATAACATGTATTCTTTATTATCAAGATAATATTTTTTTCTTTTAATTAAAATTTCTTCTTTATTTTTTAAATAGTATTCTTTGTTTACATTTGTCATTTTATTTTTCCCTTTCTTTCTTATTTCTTATTGATTGTTTTAACGATTCTGCTAATTCTTCTTCTTCTTTTTTACCAAATATCTCTTGCCAATTCTTAGCATAAATATCATTAGATGGCCTGGATATGCCATCCCATTGTCTACCTTTTGGTTTTTTCTTTTCTTCTGTCATTCTCTAACTCCATTACCTGTACATATTCGTTTAGTCGATCTATTTCTTTTGCAAGATATAAATTATCTTTTTTAAGTTCTTCTATTTGTCTCTCTAAATCCAACGGTCCGCGGTCATCCATTATTTTACCGGTATGTACATACTATATTCCAAGGTAAGTTCTTCGCCGGCCTTGATATCTCGTCTAGTAATTAAACTATACTCAATCTTACAACCATCCATTCTACCTCTTATTCTTTTACAGTTGGGTCCAGATACTTCTACCTCTTTACCTTCCCCATTAGATTCTTTAACAGTTTTTTCATGATTAATAAATCCACCTAGTGGTGTTCTAATCATTTCAAACGGTGCCATTTTATCTTTCTCTATTTCTATATGAGAGATACCTAGATCAGTATTATCAGCTATATCTTTACTAGCAAATAAACCTTGACCATCTATTAAACTTTCCTCGATAAATAAATTATCAGGTAGTGGTTTGTAAGTTTGTTTTTTTTCAAACTCTCTTGCTCTGTTCTCACTTATAACTTCTAAGTGTTCTTCATTTTGTTCAGTCATTTAACTCTCCTTGGTTATCACACTTATTACAATCTGCTATTAATTCTTCTCTACCTTCTTCAAGTAGAGCCCTAACATAACCATTGCCCTTACATTGAGGACAAATAGTTTTACGCTTTTCCGTTTTTGTATCCATGTTTCTTACTTTCTTTCTTTGCTAAAATTTCTATAATCTTACTTACTGTTAAATCAGCGTTGGTTACTTTACCCGCACCGAGAAATTTTAATACTTTATAAGTCGATATATTTACCGATACAGACTTAAATTTTGCTGGATTAGCCATGTTTTCTCTTCCTTTTTGTTAGTTATTTATATCTTAATATATGGGAAGTTACATTATTAAATCAAGCCTTGCAAGAAAATAATTTTTAGTGTATTATTGGGATCTCTTCTCACACCTTTTGTTTGCCGTGGACTTTGTCCACGGTAGGCAAATTAGAATCCTTCTAAACTACCGACCTTGGCCGTGATATTTTTTATGTCTGTTATTTAATTTCTCAGATTTTGAGAGAGATTTTTTATGTTTTCCAGGCCGCTTTTTAGGTTTGTCCCTGGGTGTGTATAAAGAAAAATTCTGCTTAGCCATTAATCTTCCCAGTCATGAATATAATAATTTCCTTTAGAAGGACTATTTATTATAGGGATGTAACTAATTTTTCCATTAACTTTTTGTTCTAGATCAGAACCACAATCAATACATCTAAAATAAGTTTTTTCAATACATATTAATTTTGTATGTTCTTGACATGTAGGACATTGTCCTCTGACAACTTCTGTATTAAATTTAAATGTTTTCTTTTTTAATTTTTTTACGGTCATACTTTGTTTTATCTGGAACAATCTTTTGTGTAAAGCGTTTTAAAGCCTTGGCATATGGATTTTTTTTCTTTTTCATCTTTGTGATAACCTATCCATATGAGAATATATCCTTCCAATAACCTTGTCAAGGTCCATCAGTTCTTGCTGGATCATCATCACTAAAACCTGAAGTTCTACGAGTGTGATAATTACCCACGTACTAAGGCCCATTAAAATTGTACCTAGTAATCCTATTAATACTGTGTTAGTTTTTCTGTTCATTTTTTCTTCTTCTTAGTAAAACGATCCGCAATCCACTCACAGATATCATCCATCTTCGAAAAGAAATTATATAAAAATCTATCTAACATTATAACCTACCGGTCCACCTAATAAAGCCAGTGCTACCATCATCACAATTAATAGTGCTGTAAATCTGTAATCCATCCTGGCGCTCTCCTTTATTGACATGACAAACACTCTTCCCCTTTATTTTTAGGATCACTACACTCACAAGGATCACAAGGACAAAGACCGTAAGGATCCGAGTGGAAGTCATCCAAACAATGACACTCATGACCGCATTTTTTACATTCATTTTTATTTTTTTTTTCTAATTCCACAGATTTTATCCTTAATAATTAGGTAAAAAGTTATTATATATATAGTTAAAAAAGTTGCGGCAAATAACAATAATAAGCCCAACTGCATCATGATTTCTATGATGAGGTATCGTATTTTATCAAAAATCTTTCCCATAAGAAAGGAATATTTTACTTTATTTCGCCCCAGTTTGCACCAGATTCATAGTCTACTTTGTTAGGGACTTTTAACTCTACAGCTGACTCCATAATTTCAATAATCTGTTCTGCTTGAGCATCTGATTCTACAGAAATATCTACTTCATCATGTATTTGTATGTGAGGTATGATTCCATTTTCATATAATGCTACCATAGATTTTTTAGTCATGTCGGCTGCACTACCTTGAATTAATTTATTTAAAGCTTTGTAAGTAAATGCACGTTTTAATGGTTCGTCATATTCTTTTCTAGCTTGTTCTAATGGTAAAGGAGTAAAAACTCCAAACTGAGTAGGAGTCCATAAATTAAAATGACATGCTCTACCTCCTAAAGTTCTAATTTTACCTCTATCTTCTGCCTTACGAGTTACATTATCCATAAGTTGTTTAACAAAAGGTGCTTTGGTATGATATTGTCTAATTAGTTTCTCTGCTGATTCCCTCATCAAACCTAGTTCAGACATTAATTTATTTTTACCCATTCCATACATTAATCCTAAATTAATAGTCTTGGCTTGTTTACGTTCAATGCCTGCCATATCTGCTACGACCTGGTGGAAATCTGCATCACCATCATTGTATGCATTAACAATTTCGTCTACACCATCTAAGTTTTGTAACTTTGCATAGTGAACTAAAATTCTAGGTTCTTGTTGTGAGTAATCAAACGATCCCCAAACAGTTTTTTCTTCTGGAATAAAAATAGATCTAATCATAGGACCAATCTCTGGATGCCTTGCAGGAATCTGTTGTAAGTTTGGATTAGACATTGAAAATCTTCCTGTCACCGTTCCACCTTGATCAGATCTTATTTGATTTATGTCTGCATGGATTCTACCTTTGTGTGAATGTTTTGTAATAGAATCTATAAAAGTAGTTCTAGCTTTATTAATCTCTCTAGCATCCGCAATTGCTTTTGGTAAAGCATGAGGATGGTTTTGTAAAAAGTTTTTAGTAAAGCTGGGCTCATTACTTTTTTCTGTTCTATCATAAGGTAATTTTAATTTGTCAAATCCCTTAGCGATACTTCTAGCTGCATTAATTTCTATATCAAAACCTACTAAACCTTTGATATCACTAAGAATTTTGTTCTCTCTAATTATTAATTTTTTCTTAAGATTCTCCGCATGTTCTAAATTAACTCTTACACCTTTAAATCTCATATCAATTAGACAAGGAAATAATTTAGTTTCCAAGTTAAATACATCCATTAACTCTTCATTATGTAATTCTATATTTAATCTTTGCCAAAGTTTAAGTGTAACTTCTGCATCACGTTCTGCGTACTCTCCTACAAATCTTGCAGGCATTCTCCACATCTCAGCTTTGGGGTCTACTCCATGATCTTTTGCTGCTTCTCTTAATATTTTTTCATCTTTACCTATTCCCACATACTCTCTAGACAATGAATTCAAATCAAACTTAAATCTGTTTTCGTTTACTAATGAAGCTGCAATCATAGTATCAACTATCTTTCCCTTAATACTTATTCCTACGGCCCTTAACCAACAAACATCATACATTGCATTGTGAAATATAAAGGTAGTATATTCTTGATTTAAAATTTCCTGTAACCAGCCTAAAACTAATTTTTTATCCATATTTCCACCGTTCTCATGCCCAATAGGAAAATAACCGGACCAGCCCTCTACAGCCACCGCAACGCCAGCAATGTGTCCTTTTCCGACAACACTACCTGAACCTGAAGTTGTTAAACCAGGATCATTTGTTTCTAAATCTATTGCTATTTCTTTACAACCTTTGAGATCTTTTAAATCATCTGGCATAACCCACTCCGTTTCTGGAGTAAACATTGGAAATTGTATTCCTCTCATTTGTAATCTCTCTCTTTCACCATTTCTAGATAATGTATTGCTTTATCTATATCTTGTATGCCACCTTTGGTCGAGTGCCTACATATATACTTTATAGCGTTACCCTCTGCAAAAAGCAACTTATTTTTGTTTATAAATTCAGCAGGTTGTATGGTCATTTTTTTATAATGATCTCCACCAATT